AATATAGTCGTATCGGCACTTAGCACCTTTAATAATAAAGGCCTTAAAAAAGGTAAGAAAGAAATCAGTGCTTTTGAAAAGCAAGTTAAAAACTTTGGCCGCACCTTTGCCGCAGCATTTTCAGTAACAGCATTAACTAGATTTAGTAGAGAAGCAGTAAAGGCGTTTGCAGCTGATGAAGCCGCAGCTAAAGCGTTAGAGATACAATTAAAAAACACAGGTTATCAATTTAGCGCACCTGGCGTTGAACTATATATAGCCAATTTACAGAGAGCCACTGGCGTATTAGATGATGAATTACGCCCAGCATTTCAGCAATTATTAACAGTAACAGGCTCAATTACTAAGAGCCAAGATGCTTTAAATACTGCTATGGATGTATCGGCTGCTACTGGTCGATCATTAACACAAGTTACTACAGCCTTATCACGTGCTTACGCTGGCAATACTACAGGGTTAAGTAGATTAGGTGCTGGCCTAGATAAGAGCTTGCTAAAGGCTAGCAACATGGACGATATTATGGCCGAACTTAATAACAAGTTTTCAGGCCAAGCCGCAGCTAGATTAGATACTTATGCTGGAAAGTTAAGTTTAATATCTGTTGCCGCAGCCAACTCACGTGAAATTATTGGTAAAGGTTTATTAGATGCATTAAGTGCTTTAGGTAAAGATAACAGTATTGAAAGTGTAACTAATAGCATGGAAGATTTTGCTACTGCTACTAGCGAGGTATTAGTCGGATTAGGTAAGGTAGCAGCTAAATTAAAAGAGATTACAAACGTACCTGGTATAGATGGATCATTTTTAAGAAACATACCAGGCATTGGAGCAGTGCTAAGAGCTACAGAAGCACTAAGGGGTGCAGGTCGTCAAGAAACAGATCGTGGCGGTCAAGAAAGAACCGCAGGTAGAGTTAATGCGCAACAGAGAAGGCAAGAAACTCAGGCCATTAAAAATGCTGTTACATTACGTAAGGCTGAGATCGATCAACTAAAGAAGAAGTCAGCCGTAGATCAATTAAAGGACAAGTTTGATTTAGAGCGCATAGGCTTAACAGTAGCCTTAAATGAAGCAACAGATAAAGAAACAAAATTACGCATACAAGCGCAATTAGCCATATTAGACAACAATGAAGCATTGGCTAAAAAGATATTGGCTGAAATGAACGCAGCTAAAGCAACCGAGGAAATGATTGCAGCTTTAAGAGCCTTTGTGAGAGCAACGCTAGATTCTATAGCGCCACAAATGAACGCATTAAGAGCCTTAATAGCCCTTAGTGAATCAAGTATGCAAAACAAAAAAACTTTTGTATCACCATCAACACCATTAACACCACCACTTCCAGCATTACCAGCCAGTTATTTCCAAAACTTAGGCACTACATTAGAAGGATCACCTAATTATGCTGGCATGAGTGCGGCAGAAATATCTATGGAAAGACTTAGGGAATCTGGCAACAGACCTGTTAATTTGACCTTAACTGTCGATACTGCCAATAGTGGCGATAGATTCTCACAATTAATAGCCGAGAGTATCCAATTAGCAAGTAGAAGCGGATATGGCACTACACCAGCTGGCAGCCTTCCATAATGACATTACCTGTAATAAATGCAGTAATTAACTTTAGCACTGGCCCTAGTTTTGCTCAGGCTGTTATTTTTGATTCAGGTATATTTGGCACAAACGTATTTGCTGATTCAGCGGCTGTAATTGTTGATGTATCTAGTCAAGTAAATAGAATTGAAACTAATAGAGGCCGTACTGCACTTAGTGATGAGTTTCAAACAGGTTCGCTTACTTTACGCATTACAGATCAATCGGGCGACTTCAATCCCCAGAACCCAGCGTCGCCGTATTATCTTCTTTTAACACCTATGAAGAAAGTACAGATTACTGCTACTTATGGTTCTGTTACTTATCCTATATTCGCAGGATTTATTACAAGCTACGTTACAACCTATCCAGATGACGGAGAAGGTGTAGCAATTACTACTATACAAGCTGTAGATGCTTTTAGATTAGCTCAATTAGCACAGATAAGCACAGTGGCTGGCACTAGCGCAGGTCAATTATCTGGTGCACGTATTGACGATATATTAGATCAGATTTCATGGCCAACATCCCAACGTGATATTGATCCAGGCTTAACTACATTACAGGCAGATCCAGGTACTAACCGCACAGCACTACAAGCTCTATTTACAGTAGCCAATTCTGAGTATGGCGCTATCTATGTCAGTGCCGATAATAACTTTGTATTTCAAGATAGAGGTGTAACGGCTGGATCTATTGGCGGCACACCCACAGTGTTTGCAGATGATGGATCTGGCATAACATATTTTGATGCTACCTGGATACTAAATGACGTACTGGTATTTAATAAAGCCACTATAACTAGAGCTGGTGGTAGCCCACAGGTAGCCCTAAACCAAGCCAGTATAGATAAGTACTTTCTCCACAGCTACTTTTTAGATAACCTATTAATGGAATCAGATGCCGTAGCCCTAGATTATGCCCAGGCTTATGTAGCTTCTAGGCAAGAAACCACAATACGGGTAGATGCCATAGTCCTAGACCTATACACGCCTAGTTACAATTCAGGCATAGTAGCTGCTTTAGACCTAGACTTCTTTGATCCAATCACAGTTAAGACCACCCAACCTGGCGGATCACTCTTAGAAAAAACTCTACAGATTTTTGGGGTAAGGATGAATATAACCCCGAATAGTTGGAAAACCACCTTCACTACGCTTGAACCAGTGATAGATGGGTTTATAATAGGCAACGTAGATTACGGGGTCTTAGGACAAAACGTTTTATCTTATTAAGGAGTAGAAATGCCACAGGGTTTACCAGCCGCCACAGGTGATGTTTTAACAGCTGCTAGTTACAATTCGCTAGTTGCCTTTACAGTAGGTACTGCCAACACAGGCGATTACACAGCTGTATTAGCAGATCAGTATCAAGTATTAGAAGTTATGAATAAGGCAACTGCTATAGCCTTTAATATTCCAACAGATGCAAGCGTGGCATTTCCAGTAGGTACTGCAATTACAGTATTAAATATTGGCGTAGGTCTTTGCACAATTAGTGCAGTAACACCAGGTACTACTACAGTTTTAAGTGCTGGCGCAGTTGCAGCATCTCCAACCCTTGCACAATACAAGACAGCCGTTTGCATTAAGACAGCTGCTAATACATGGTATGTGGTAGGCGGAATTGCTTAATACAATCCTTGGCAGTTTGTCTAGCGGTGTAACAGTTGCGCCTAACAGTTATGAGTCTATTGCTACTGTAACTGTTGGCTCAGGCGGAAGTTCAAGTATTTCATTTACTTCTATTCCAAGTACTTATGCTCATTTACAAATAAGAATTACCGAGGCTTATAGTGGCTCAGGTTTTAATCCTAAAATTACATTTAATTCAGATACAGGCTCTAATTATTCTTGGCATTATGTTTTGGGTAATGGCAGTTCGGCTTCGGCTAGCGGTGCTGCAAATCAAGCATTTATGTATTTAAACTCAAATACAGCATTAAGTACTATGACAGTTCATATTGTTGATATACTTGATTATGTAAATACAAACAAATATAAAACTATTAGAGCGTTAGATGGTTATGATGCCAATGGTTCTGGTTTTGCTGTTTTTTGGTCAGGTAATTGGAGAAACACTGCTGCTATAACAAATATAACTATTGATGGTGGAACATTTGCCCAGTATTCATCCTTCGCCCTATACGGAATTAAAGGTGCTTAAATGACATCAACCTATGAAATGATAGCGACCAATACTTTGGGCAGTGCCAGTGCAACAGTTACTTTTAGTTCTATACCTGCTACTTATACTGATTTGCGTTTAATTATTGCAGGTGGATTTGCTGGCGGTCTTGATGATTTGTTAGTTAGGGTAAATAGCGATAGTGGTACTAATTATTCTCGGACATTTTTATATGGAGATGGTTCATCAGCGGTAAGTGGTAGAGCATCTAACGCCAATGGTTTTTATGTTGCAGGTCTAAATGGTGGTCAATCTGTATCTAAATGGGATTTTATGAATTACTCAAATACGACCACTAATAAAACTGTATTAGTAAGAAGTGATGCTGCAAATTGGGCTACCTTTGCAACTGTCGCATTGTGGCGTAGTACTGCTGCAATTAACGCAATGTCTATTGCTAATGCTTCTGCTGGCAATTTTAATGCTGGTACTACTTTCACCCTTTACGGAATTAAGGCGGAATAATGGCAACTACATATACTTTAATTTCATCCGTAACAGTGGGTTCAGGTGGTGCGGCTAATATAGAGTTTACTGGTATTCCTTCCACTTATACTGATTTATTAGTTAAGTTAAGTTCTAACGCCACTACTCAAACACCTAGAGTAAGGCTTAATAATTCCAGTTCATCTATTTATTCTGAAAGATTACTTTATGGTTCAGGTAGCACTGCTGCAAGTGCATCTAATACCAGCGCTACATATTACGATTGGATTGCATTAGGCAATTCCAGTACCAGTAGTTTTTTTGGTAATTGTGAATTTTATATTCCTAACTATGCAGGCAGTAACAATAAATCTATATCATCAGACAGCGTTCAAGAAATAAACTCAACTACTGGCAATAATTTATATTTAGATGCTGGTTTATGGGCTAGTACCTCTGCCATAACTTCTATTTTAATTTACAATGGAGTAGGTACTTTTAACCAATACAGCACCGCTTATCTATATGGAATATCTAACGCATAAGGAGAAATGATGACTAACAAAATCGTAGTAGATTGCTCAACAGGTGAGGTGCAAGAGATTGCATTAACAGCCGAAGAAATTGCAGAGCGTGAGGCTATGGCTGCCGAGTACGCAGCACAGAAGGCACAAGAAGAAGCTGATAAGGTAACTAAGGCCGAGGCTAAAGCTGAGCTATTAGACAAGCTAGGCATCACAGCCGAAGAAGCACAGCTACTACTAAGTTAATGAAACCAAGATTATGCGCAGCTGGAATGCAGTTAAGGGATCAGGTTGATACCTGGTATCCAGATCGCCGCACTACCAGTGATGGGTGGATTGGTGATGCTCGTCATTCCGCCAGTAAATCGGATCATAATCCAGACGAATCTGGGATCGTCCGAGCCATTGATATTGATTCTCGTTTGGATTCATCCGAGCAGCTCTCGATATATCTGGCTGACCAGATCAGGGTCTGTGCTAAAACCGATAAGCGCATATCTTACGTAATCCATAATGGCTTTATTGCATCAAGGATTATGGGATTTAAGTGGCGCAGATACCGGGGTATTAATCCACATAAGAAGCACATACACATTAGCTTTACAAAGTTAGGCGATAAAGATTCTAAGCCGTTTGATATACCACTACTAGGGGGCAAGATATGAAGATAACCAAGAAGCAAAAAGCAATACTAAAGTCCTACGCACGTGGGGTATTAGTATCTTTCTTAACATTTTTAGCAAGTAATGAATTAGGTTTAGATCCAGCACTGTCTGTCGTAGTTGCAGCACTTGCTGGTCCAGCAGCTAGGGCTTTAGATAAATCCGATACAGCTTATGGTGTCGGTGCTAATGAAAAATGAGTCCAGCGGAATGGGCTGGCTTTGGCGCTGGCGTTATGGCCGTGCTATCAGGCGTGCTAATAGGATTACGTTTTTTAGTTAAAGGCTGGCTGAACGAGTTACGACCTAATGGTGGCTCTAGCATGAAGGATCAATTAACTAGATTAGAACAGCGTGTCGATGATCTGTTCACTATCATAAGTAAGTCATAATTTCAATATGGCCACTAAACGCAAACCAAAGAAGATGGTGCGTAAGCGCAGGACCACTAAAGAGCCTGTCTTAACTAAGTTAGATTACTGGGCTATTGCAGCCAATGAGGTATATAAGGCTTGCCGTAAGAATGGCATGGATGAGTCTACGGCTTTGGCCTTTGCTATGGATCGTACAAGTTATCCAGATTGGATAGTCGATACTACAGATCCAATAAAAGATCCCCTAGATGATTATGAGGAAGACGATTAAAAAAATTGCGTTCGTTTCAGATCTGCAAGTTCCTTTTTTTAATGAAGCAAGTGTCAAATCAGTAGGCCGTTTCCTGGCTAAATGGAATCCGCATAGGACTATTTGTATTGGTGATGAGATTGATTTACCACAGCTAGGTGGTTTTAATGCTGGCACCATTGATGAAATGGTTGGCAACATAAATGACGATAGAAAACAAACACAAGAAGTCCTAACATACTTAGGCGTAACAGATGTACTAGGAAGTAACCATGGAATCAGACTTTACCGATCAATTAAAAAACGACTACCATCTTTCCTCAACTTACCAGAAATGCAGTATGAGCGTTTTATGGGATATGACAAGCTCGGCATCAAGTTCAGCCCTTTTGGGCTCGATTGGGCGCCAGGCTGGACAGCCGTTCATGGTGACGCTTTCCCTCTTAGCCAAGTACCTGGACAAACGGCCTTAAACGGGGCTAGAAGGCTAGGAAAAAGCGTGGTCTGTGGTCACACCCATAGACTAGGGGTATCGGCCTTTACAGAGGCATCTAGAGGCCAATTAGGGCGTACTGTATGGGGTGTTGAGGTTGGCAATTTAGTAGATTTAAGCAGTTCAGGCATGGCGTATACAAGGGGCTATGCTAACTGGCAACAAGGCTTCGCTGTGGCATACGTGCATGAGCGTAAGGTTCAGGTTATAACCATACCTATCAATGCAGATGGCAGCTTTATATTCGAGGGCAAACTCTACAAATAACGTTATCAAATCGTTATCAAAATTAAGCCCTAAATCATCCACAAAGTCATACACAAGTGTCACACTATTGACATGCCACAAAGCGTGTGCATAGAAAGTAGGGCTACAAATGAATAATATATGGCTAGAAGCTAGACAGGATGGTCTGATATTTTTCTGGATCATGTTAGGTCTAGCAGTATTGGTACTGGCTTATTGGAAGATACAAAGTAGAGCGTTTGAACGTGGCTATTGGGTTGGTAGATCCGCTGGTTGGAAAGCATCTATCGAGCATAATCAGAAGATCGAGAAACTAAGATCTAGGGCAGTATTTGATTATGACAAAAACTGAGGATCTATTCAATGAAGTCATTACTACGATCCAACAGCGTGGAAGTGTCTATGGACACCCATACTACAACCACCAAAGAATCGCAGGATTGTGGAGTGCGTATCTCGATCATCCAATCACACCACACCAAGTTGCTTTATGTATGGCGTTGGTCAAGGTTTCTAGGCTTACTGAAACTCCAGATCACTACGACTCAGTTAAAGACTTTATCGCCTATGGTGCTATCTATAGGACAGTGCTCGAAGCAGAACAAGACTCTGACTTTGATTGGAGAGAATAAT